TGGCGGCAGAGGTTTCACCACTTGTAGTTTCACTGGTTGTGGTTGTAGTGTCACTACTTGTGGTTGTTTCAAAAGTAGAAGTAGTTGAAGTTGAAGTTGTCTCAACTGTAGATACAATACTACTTTCTGTTGTCGGTTCTCCCACAGCAATAGCATCCTTTTCCATACAACCTACCGAAACGATTGTGGTTAAAGCTATTGCTAAAACTGTCATAATTTTTTCAAACTTCATTAAAAATTCCTCCTTTTATGACTAAAAAGTCTTAGAAAAGGAATCACGCTTCACCAGAAAAACTGGTAATTTATAAGTAGAATTGATTTTAGGACAATATAATCAATTCGTTTCAAAACCCCATGTCATCATTATAATTTCTTTTTCGTTAATAAAAATGAAATAACCTTTAATGCCTTCGATTTCCTCTTTCAGAATTTTACAATAGAAATGCTCTCCTTCTTCAAGAGTATCTTCATAGCACTCATTTACAAGACTTTCAACTTCTTCCTCTTTACCATTAAGAGAGCCAACTTCTGCTAATACAGCTTGCGCCGGCTCAAATACAGAAAAGGGTTCAGAAAATACAGCATATTTTCCTTGCTGAATGATAGGGGCTTGTCCACAAAATTTAACAGGTTTCTTTCCTTTATTCCATCCTTCCTTTTCAAGCCAATTCATAATAAAAGGGAGAATAGTATTAAGAAAGACCTCTGGCGGCTTAATATGAGGAATTACAATTGTATCAATGTAATAATGTGCCATACCATCAATCTCAATTCTTATATCCTCATCTTCATAAAGTAAGTAATTAGGAAAATCCATTAAAATTCAATTACTTTAGTATTGCCTTGTGCAAAAATGTTTCCCTTTTTATTGACTTGTTTACGAGGAGAAACAATTCCAGGGCACCAATAAAGAGAGTTTTCTGCTCTTGTAGCCGCAACATAAGCAATTCGTCTCTCTTCCTCATTATATAATTTAGCACCAGTAACAATTACATTTTTATTTTCAAGCCCTTTTGCCGTATGAATGGTAAGGACTTTAACTTTATCTGATGCCATTAATTCTGTTAATTCATCAAGGTCAAAATCTCCTTTCTTAAAACTAATATTAGGGATTCCTTTTTCATTAAGGATACGTTGGGCTTCTTGAATTTGAGCATTAGTTCTTCCTAGTACAAACCAAGACCCCCAGTTGCCACTATATTCTAATTCTTCAACCGCTTCTCTAAAAGAACATTCCACTACTGTTCCTCTTTTCTTTTTTACAGGATTGGAAAGAGGACTTAAATGATGTGAACTTGCAAGAAAATCTTCTGCAAATTCTACAATTGAAGGAGCATTACGATAATTATCTATAAGATAATACTTTTTATAATTAACGTCTTTATAGATATTCATAAGTTCTTTTTCAGAAGCTCCTCTAAACTGATAAATCATTTGTTTCTCGTCACCTACGAAAAAGATGTTTTCCGCCGGAATGCGATTGATGAAGCGATAGTTAAGGTCATTTAAATCCTGACACTCATCAATTAAAAGATGACGAACTTTAGGATAGTGACTTCTGCTGATAGTTAAAGCCTTATCCAAAATTTTATCAAAGTATTCAGTATCAATAAAATGCTAAACATCTATATTATTTTCATAACAAATTCTCGCCGCATAGGCATGAATCGTACCAATATACATTCCTTCTGCAATTGAACCTAATCTTTTCCTCATTTCATCTGCTGCAAGATTGGTGAAAGTAATTGCTACGATTTCCTTCGCCGGCACACCTTTTTCTTCAATTAAAACTCTAACTCTTTCAGTGAGTACACGAGTTTTGCCACTGGCGGCGGAAGATAAGCAGAGAATTTTAGGCTCTTCTGCATTTATAACTTTTTTTTGACGTACATTAAATTCCATTAAAATATCCCTCCAAAACTTTTTCTTAAATTATACTAAAGAAAAATAAAAAAGTCAATCTAATGATTGACTTTTAGGATTTAATCAGCTTTCCACTTTCGCTCTTTTTAAAACCATATTCCTCTGGATTAATGCCACCGGCGACAACATCATCATAATCAACTTCTAAAGTAACAAGAGCTTTAAGACCTTTAACAATTGTTCCAATTGCCTATTCAATAATTCCATCTGTGCCTTCTGGAATTTGTGGATAAGTTTTTGATACATCGAGATTGGTTTCTGGATTCATATCAGTAATGAAATAAATTTTATCTTTACCATTCCAATCTTCTGGTAAATGATACTCCTCATTATTAAGGATAATATTCATTTCTTTATAATACTGAACGCCACGTTCTGCATTTATAGTTTCTTCTTCTTGTTCATTTAGGCGTTCTCCAGTAGTATCATCATATACATTCTACCAAAGTGTATCTACCATTGCATTATAATCAGCAATTGTAGTATCAATATGCCAAATTTCATTATCAAGTAACGACCAAACAAATGGAGCATTTTGTTCATCACTTATATTGGTTACTTCACTATCTTCATCGGACTCTTTTTCTAAAGTTTCTTCTGTTAATTTAGCTTTAAATTTATAAGTCTTTAAATCCTAATCATCATGAGCTGTATAAAGGCGGTCAAACTAGAATATATAACCATCTTCTTTCATTTCAGTATTAAACTTTTCGTCACCTTCAACATACTATTTTCTTTGAATGTCATAAGAAAATTTATGCTTACTTAGTTTTTTCTCGTTTTCAATTTCAGGCATTATCTCACCCCTCTAATTCCTCTATAAATTTTATTAAGAGTTCGTTCCGCTTCCTTATTATAAATAGAATAAGTGAGGTCTTTCTTTGTGAACTCTTGACTAGGTAATATAGTAGGCCAATCCCACCAGAATACACCAGCAAACTTAGGCTCATCTTTAAATACGTCCATACAAGTTGAATAGTAAAGAGCCTACTCATGGTCATTAAATTCGTTGAACTTGTCGCTGAAATCCCAAGGTTCTACTGAATTTCCTGTAGCAGAGCGGCAACCCGTCTCCATAAAAATATATTGCTTATTTCTACTTTCAGCAATAGCATCAAGTCTCCACTTAATTTTCTGCCATTCATCTCTCATAGCCTGTTCATTAATGCCGTTCTGTCCGACAGGGTAATAAGCAGAAGTACCAATATAATCGAGTTCGTCAAACCAACTTTCTGCGTCCTCTCGGTCATGGTTAGCATTATAAACAATTTTACCACTATAAACACGTCTAACTTGCTCAATTAAATAAAGCCAATCATATTTTCTATGCTCTGTACCAATCATTTCACAACCAATACATAACATTTCACAATTAAGTTCTTGTGCAAGTTCAGCATAGTGGAGTAAGAAATTTTTATAGCTAATGAACCACTGTTTCCAATAATAGTCCATGTCTCCTGAATGAAGGTCAGGGAATCCGATATGTGCTCTCCACACGCCATCTTCTGTATTTACCATTGGTTTTAAACAGACCTTAACACCATTATTGTGCGCCCTCTCAACAACTGCCGCAATGTCACGGTCAGTAGGTGTTTTTAAGTAGTCTGCATGGATTTCGGTTGAATAGTATTTGTTTTGATAATTAGCAATTGCCAAACAAATCCAATTCACGCCGAGGTCGAAGAGTCTACGTTGAGAGTCGACACCTCGGGGGGAGCGATACTCCCCACGATTAGCCATATATCCGTATGTGAAGCCACAAATTTTTTCTTTGGGGTCGAAAGACGGCACTGGACGATTTGCACTTAAGAAAGGTGAGCCATCTGAGTAGCCAATGTTTGGACCGCCAATGAAGTTAGTTTCGGCGAATTCACCGCCGTCTGTTCCAAAATTAACAAATGTAGCCATTTGAATCACTCCTTTTGAATTATTTTATGCATTAATTATAGCATAGAATTTTAAAGAAGTCAAAAGAATAATTGTTTAATTGCAATAAATTTAGCTTAATAATGCTTTTAATCTTTGTAATTCGTCAATAGTAAAACTTACTGTTGTTCCTTCATATCCAAATTCAACTGTTGGTCCATTTTCTCCGATATAACCTTTAATATTAAAGTTTTCAAGCTATAATGTTGATTTTCCTTGAACATCAATAATAGGATTATCTCTTGCAATCATATGTTGTCTATATACATATGAATAAAAATATTTATAAGTATTTGCCGTTGAACCGGGATTCTTGGATATGTTACCTAAACTAATTAGATTTCTATTATTCTATTTTAAGTCTGTTATAAGCGCAGAGTAAGCGGTAGATTGTTTAAATGCTGTAACATCTACATAATCTCCAGATAAAGGTAAGTCCTCCTAAGACTCATAAAAAGTATTATCAGAATAAACATAATCACCCATTAAAATACTTGACATACCACATAATTGAAGAATTGGCAATCCTTCATAATCGTCAGTAGGCTAAACAACTCCACTATAATCATGTGCCATTGGAGAACCAGTATAATATTGTATATTAGAAATAGTAGTATCATAACGCATATCTGAACGAACAGTAGAAGAAGATAATTTTGCAGCAGAAAAGTCAATATTTGTATAGCCCTAATTTTCTAAATCTGCCTAAATAATTGCCTAATCTTCTGCATTTAAATCAGCAAAAGATGTTACTGTTTGAGTATCATAGGAGTTTTTAAGTCCTTTTACTGTAAATTCCTTTTTAATAAAATGCATATCTTTTAATTGAATCTTATAGCCAGATACGCTAAAAGTAGAAGTATCCTTCTTTGTCATACCGTCTCTATTAACTATATAAGTATAAGAAGAGTTTCTCTATACCTAAGACCAAGTAGTATAGTTATTAACAGGAGTATTTGAATTAACAACTATATCTCCATCACAAATTACTTTAGAAAGAGTAATTTGATACATATCTTCATATCCATCAGAAGGAACGGAATTTACACTTGAATTAACTATGCGTTTATATTTAGTAAAGACACCTTGTCCAAAGTCAGTATTAAAAGCATCTATATTTTCTTCATTTCTATTAGTATCAGCTAAAAATGCAGAAATTGAATTATAATTTGTCTTTGTTTGATATGTATATGTATTCGTATCTGCATATACTCGCCATGAAGAAGAAGAAGCGACCTCTTCTTTTTTCCTTCTTAAAATTAATAAGCCACCAGACATATCAATATGATTAATATCAGATGTTTTAATATAAGATTTTCTACTTTCAAGATAGCATAAAGTCTCATGCCACTAAGCTCTTATATCAGTATGAACTGGAGTTAAATTAAAAGCAAACTAAGTAGGCAGGTGACAGTTACCGCTACCAGAATTAGATTCATGTGAACCGGGAGCGATTTTAATTGAACTATGTCCACCAAAATCTACAGCCATATCCAAATGCGCACCGTCCTCTAAACCAAATTTAATATGCTTAAAACTTCCGGCACCACTTGTTAAATCTAAAATAGTCGAAGAGCCACCCTTACTACCAGCTTTAATATAAGTATAAGAGCCTGCGCTGGGCGTAAAATCAATACCTAAGACTCCACCTTCTTCTGGTCCCATTTTAATACCAATTACACCGCCATCTCCAATTTCCATAGTTGTTTTACCTTGAACTAAAACATATGGATTCTAAATTCTACCATTCCAAGATAACATTGAATCGCTCAATGTGGTACGATTATCACATAGAGTAGGATGTGCAGCAATCTATTTGCCATTAAATGAAGAATCATCACCGAAACCTAAAGAAGGGGCCCATCCTGTACCACCATCAAAAACAGGAGTAACTCTAAATGAAGTATCTCCCCCAGACTTATACTCAATTGTTGATGAACTTGGAGGGAAAACTGCCATTATTATATGGTCTTTTTCCATACAAAAATATGGGGATGAAATCGCAGCATATGGATAGCCTGTTTTATCACGGCCCTATCCACTTATTTTAATATGTGACCCCGGTCCAATAAATACTTCTGTTGGGTCCGGTCCACTAACTATAGGGCCGCCTTTAGTACTATAATATCCATCAATTGAAACTTTCGCTGCACCACTAACTTCAACAATAGCATCATTTTTCATTTGAAGTAAAGAATTTTCTTCCATAATTATTGTTGCACTATCTTTCATTTTTAACATTGGTATATTAGTAGCTGTAAATTTTACGCTTGGATATTGAGGTAAATCAAAAGCCTATCTAATACGCTAATGGTCTTCATTTTTTAAAGGCGTATAATATGGAGTAGTAGGAGTACTTGAAATATCAATTAAACTATCTCCTCTTAAAGAAATATTTGGTCCAGTCCAATGTTCCTAAGATGCTCCTTGTGTTTTTAATTCAATAAAACCACCATCTACGATTATCGTAGGTCCATCAAATTCATTAGACCAATGTCTTACTTTTTTAGGAATATTAGGAGTTGCTTTAATCTATAAACCATATTTAAAGTCGTCTCCATCTCTATAACCAAATTCAATTGGAACATTTTCTGAAACATCAATACCAGCACCAAAAGAACCATTTAACTATTTAAAATGAGAGCCTTTAGTCCATCCATCTCCATCTCCAACTAAAATTTGATTTTCTTCTGCATTAATAACTTCCGGAGTTCCAATCGGAATTTCAATATCAGGATTAAACTCAATCCATTCAGTACCATTATGATAATAAAGTTTCTTTCCAACTGCATATAAATGTTCTGTTTTTGGCGATTCAATGCTAGCTAAACTTTCTACTACAGTAAAGTCTTTATCAAATCCGCCATAAGCGTTACCATTTCTTATAATTACACCCATTTAATTTCACCTCTCAATTTATTTTGCGCCGCCACTCATCAATTTAATGCGTGCCGGCGCAACATTTTACTATTTTTAAGTATGATTGTTAATCAAAGCCTATAACTAATTCATTGTTGTTAATAGGTCTCTTAAAGCCTCAGATTGGCTTGATAAGTCCTCAATGAAATAAATTTTGTCTGGCTCATATCCGCCTGCGGCAATTATTGATTTGTAATCTGCCCAAGTAATATCAGCTTCATGCATTCCGTTTTGCTCATTTAGTTCTGGCATTTAAATCACCTCTCATAAGCCATAAAATAAAATATCTCTATTAATAGTGGTATTAGTATTAATACCATTAATTTCTCGACTTTCAATTAATTGGTTATTATTATCCTTAGTTAAATTAGTTTCAGTACCATTAGAATATTGCCAAATTCCATATAAATAATTCCCTTCTTCATCTTTAAATAAATCAAGACATTTCCTTTGTTCAGCATCTGGCATACCATTAACTCCTTTATAAGGATAATATTTAACCCATGTTCTCTTTCTATCTACAATATTATTTTTTATATAAGTATTCCTTTTTATAGAAAGCTATGTAGTATCTTTATTCTTCTTTATTTTATCATATAGCTTAGACTCATTAATACATAATCCGGGAGTAAAACCAGCCTATTCAATTTTTCTACAAAAGGCTTCAATTATATTGCCGGCATTAGAATTAATTAAATCATATTCGTAATAAACTGGTAGTGTTAAATCCGAAGGTACACAAATTCCATTAGCTATACTTAAAAATGTTTGTGCTTCTTGTTCTGCTTCTGCCTCAGATTGAGCATATGCATGATAATACAAGCCAAAAGGTATACTATTAGTTTTACATCCGTTTACATTATTAGCAAATTGCTAATCAATTTGAGACGTATATTTTCCATAGCCAGCTTTAATTATAACGAAATCTCTTTTAAAAGTTGCATTAGCCATATTTGAAGACGTATTTGTACTAAAAGTGTTCCAATTAATTGTCTTCTATTCTTCTGATACGTCTATTCCATAATTAAAAGATGTTAAATTTGTATTATCTGGTATAACTACTTTTTCTTCTTCTGGAATTCCTAACGAAATTAAATTTTCTTCATTATAAAAGTCATGAAGTTTTTCAATATTAAATTTCTATCCCCATTTATCCTTTTCATTTTGTGAATATGGAGTAGTATCTGAACAAGGATCGTAATCATCATCCGTAAACGAACGAGAAGTTACCCACATCATATTTAATTGCTCTGCCATTTTACTCCATGTTGTCACCTAATACCATGAAGACCTTATTACTCCTTCACTCTTATCTCTAATTATAGAACGAAGTCTTCCTGTTTTTAATACTGGACCAATATTTCCATTGTAAAAAGCAAAAGTAAATTCTGCAAGTTCATCATAAGTACTTCCCAATCCAGTTGTAATTAAATTTTGTGATAAAATATTATTTTTCGCCGCTGTACCATCAGCATAATTAGTATACCCATCAAATACAGTCCATTTCGCTTTATAGTCTTTAATTAACATAGTTCCTAATTTTTTAAGTGCTTCTTCTTTAGTTAAAGGGATTAATTGAGAGTCTTCTTTATTAATTTCTGTATCTATATAGTCAGAAAAAGACTCTGGGTCTGTTTCATATAAAGTTTGTAATGTTTTATCATAAATTAAATAAAAAGAATTCGTATCCTATATGCCAACTTCTTTTACTTTTATAATAGAGGAAAAGACAGGAATATTATTAATTTGAGGTAATCTCCATCTATCCTTATTATAAATATCTAAATAAAGATTATCTTTTAAATTTTCGTTAAATTTAGTTTGTAAATTTTCGCTACTGTCTCTACCAAAATTTATTTCAGATTTTCCTATGTAACCTCTATATAGTAAATATCCATATTCTCCAACTTTAATACCCTAAATTGAAGCAATTTGCTCTGAATTTAAAGAATCTTTGTATATATCTAATCCATTATTTAATTTAATAAAATCTTCATTAGTTATATAACTTTTTGGAACGTATACAAAATTATCTAATAACATATTTTCTTTAAAATAGAACTAGGTTATTTTTTTACTTTGATTCTACAAATATTTCATTGTGCCGCCAACCCATGGATTTCCGCCAAAAGCACTTAAAAAGATTTGTATATTTTTACTATCTAATTTGGAATTATTGTTTTTAAAATCAGATAATAAATAGTTCATAATTATATAAAAGCCTAATAATCTTAATCCTCTCAAACTGATAGATGTTGCCGGCAAATATCCTCGCAATTCTTTTTTATTCGTTATATAAGGAATAAAGCTAGAAGTAAAGCTATTCCATTCTTCTGAATTAATTTCTTCGTCAACTACATTCCAATAATATTCAGCATTGGAAATTGGTACTTCGCCAGATATATTTATATGGTCATAATTCTATAACTCACTCATCTGACAAGGAATATAGAAATTACAATCTTTAATTAAAGATTTTGAAACATCACTTGATGAATAAGAGTTTCCATTACTATCTTTAACGCTTGGTGTTGAACCAGTTCTTAATGCCGTTCTCACAAAATTAAACAAATAATTAGTTCTTGAATTTGATGCTGTAACCTATGGAGCAAAATCAAGACCTTCTACTTTACCCCCCTTATAAAAGTCACTATTATTAATTCTTGTTGAATTCGGCAAATAGTTTCCTATTTTTATTAAGATTCCTTCTTCTGCACCTATCTATTCTATTCCGTCAAATAGATATTCAGTTTTAAGTTTACTCCACTTCTTTGCACTCAAAACTTCACCTAAATAAAATCTTCTTCTTAATGCTCTTGCGGCATAAGGTTTTCTATCTCTTGTTATTTCATTACTTAATTTGGTTTCTTCTAATAATATTGTAGTATTACCAGTGCCTTCCCATTTAGCTATTGGCATATCTCTATTTTTAAGCATTGACTAAACGGCATCAATTAAAGTAAAGGATAAAGAATTAATTATAAACTCTCCATTAATATAATCTAAATCAATTTCAGGTAAAATTCTTAAAGCACAATAGTACTTCTTCTAAACACTTTCTGAAAAAGCACTTATATGATTAAATGGATAAGAAATTAATTCCTTTTTACCATTATCGCACCATCCATATAAATAAGAGGAATAATCCACATCATTTTTATAAGCTCCATATATGCCTACTTTAAATGGCTTTACAGTATTTCCAACTTTTTTTGCAAGCATTTTAATAGAAGATTCTCCTTTAACTCTATCATAAAAATATACCATAGGAATTGAACAAGATGAAAAATAATTTTTCTCATAATTCTCTTCTCTTATACAAGGAATTATACACAAATGTTTGTCTGGATATTTTTTTATTAACTCTTTTAAATAAGAGCTAATTCTTATACAATAGTCTTTATTCATATAATCAATTGTTTCAATTTTTGAAAAGTTATCAAATCTTAATTCAGCACTTCTTTCATGAGGGGATTCAGATAAGTATAAAAATTCAATGTGAATCCCATTAACCTTCGCCGCCATAGTATATATATAGTAAAGCCATAAATAAAATACGTTTTCCCATAATTGTAATAATTCATCATAAATTCCTTTTAATAGATTGGTAATAGGAGATTTTGTATCCCAAAGGTATGCCATAATTCCACTAAGTGTCTAGGCAATTACCCAAAAATTCCTATTTAAATCTTCAACTTCTACTCGTCTTGTGTTTTTTGGCATAATTAATCTTATCCAATACCACAATTCTTCATTCTATTTCTCATGAGTAAATTGTAAATTATTTTTAGACATGATAGCTTTCATAAACTTATCTATATCTCTTATATCACTATAGGATTTTAAATAGTCTTTAAACTACTTTGGAGTTAATTCTTCTAAATTAGCCTCATTCTCTATTCTTCTATCAAAAATTGAAAACCAAGGAATAACCCATTTCTATTCAGCTTCAAAACTGTTTGCAGCATCCGCCATTCCAATTTCTTTCCATTCAACAACTCGACCATTAGAAACAGGAATCACATTCTACTCTTTATCTTTTAAATATTTTTTATAATTATTGTAAAGAGTATTTATTGATTCGTTCCAATAGTCTAAGTTCTAATGATTATTAAAATATGAAACTAAATCATCTAAATCTATATCACTATTTACTAAATCATAAATTTTCTAACCAATTGCCGAAAGAGGACTATCCTCTTCCGGCTCTATGATTTCATTTTTAATATATTCCAAATTATTTATAATGTCGACATTTTGCATTTCTTTCAATATTTCTTCAACTGAATTTTTACCATCTTTCAATTTAGAAATTTCTTCAAATAATTCTTTAATCTTTTTATCTTGCATTATTCAACACCTTCTGCCCAAACAATAGGCCAGTTGTCATCATTATCATCTGGCTACAAATTGTATTCATTTAATATAGCATCTGGAGTATAAGGGTCATCGGCAGTACAAGGAATATAACGTCCATTAGATTTATAACGTTCATAATCTTTTCCAGAATTAGAATTATAAATGACCTAATATCCTTCTCTTGAAATTTCTGCGCCCGGAGTAATTACACCAGTAGATGCATTATACTTATAGGAATAAGGGAAATAAATATTATTTACATCATTTATTACAGCCTGTTCAGTATTCTTACACCATTTTACATTCGGAATTCCATTTATAGTCATTCCAGTGTAATTTCTAATATATTTTGTAGTAGAGAAACTGCCGTCCGGCGCAAATATATCTACTCTTAACTAATTAACTATATCAGCATTAAGAAATACATCTACACCACGAGTATTCTAAGTATACCATTTTCCTCCAGCATTAACTAAAGAGTTTCTATATCTTAATTGTCGTCTCAATCTATCTCTAACGTAATCATTATAAGCATTGTTAATAGTATTCTCATTCATTTCAGAATACGTATGCTCAATATCTACACCACTCCATCCCATACAATATGGGAAAATATTGAACTCAATGTCAGTATTTTCAACTTGTGTTCCAACCATTTTACTTGTATAGAATATATCAGGTGCGGCGGCACCATATGGGAAAGAAACCTTAACTATTAACCAATTATCTTCACCAAGAGGGTCCCCATCAACAGTCATTAATAAATATTGTTTATCGCCATTTCCAGAAACGGAAGTTGTATATGTGTCTCCATCTAAATATCCATCAGCAACAGAACCATTTATAATTCCTAATAAAGACATGCTTCCATTTCCACGATATTGATAATTTTGAGAAGTGCTATTATTTAAGTCATTAATTAACTTTTTATGAAAATCTTCAAAGCCATAAGCAGAATGATAATTTTTATAGCTAATTATTTTATTTTTTAGTACTCCATTATCCATATATGGAACTCTTACTGCAACAGCTCTTTCCATTGAAGTAATGGTTGTATATGCCGGCAACTAAATAGATAAAGGTGTCTCATTTTTATCTAAGCCTACGGTCATATCATTATAAATTTCAAAAACTGCATTATCTGGACCGAAAGGTAGATTGCTTCCTACTGCTGCTGGTCTACCACCCATAGAAATTATAATTGTTCTATAATCTCCTAAAGAATCATAATATCTACCCCAGTAATCTACTGCTCTTTCGACTAAATCCAAATCATATCTATTAATTGACGCTGTTCTACTATTAGACTAAGCATCAACAATATAATAATTATTTTCATTATCTGCTATTGGATTTACAATAAATGGATGAGGATTAAATGGTTGAGTATTTGGAGAAACATTAACACTTATCGCATCATTATAATTATAGTAAGGAATATAGCTATTACCTGTGTTTGCATTATAATAATTCATATTTAATAGTCCTTCAATATATTGTGAAGGATTTACTAAATTTACTGTATCTTTTTCTCCTCTTATCTTTTGTCCAAGAAGTGTTAATACAACTTGATTTATTTTATTCCATTTTTCAAAATAATCTGCCAAATCATAAAGCATATCTTCCGTAACTTTGACTTCAACAGTTTTGCCCTCTATATCAAATGAAATTAAATCATCAACTGATAACTGATTATTTTTTAACTATTCTCCAATTGATTCAAATAATCCGTTAAAGAATTCTCCTTCTTTATCTTCAATAATTTGAGTATTATTTAAAGATACAGAAACGGTAATATCTTCCTAATCGACAATTTTATCAATAATTGAGGCATATGCTGTAGACCAACTATAAAAACTTAAATTATTATTTGAATCGAACGTTTTAAAAATATAAACGTTTTTATCTGAATTACGCTATTTAATTTCTTGCTCAATAGCTTCCAAAATTTCAATTGCGCCGCCGGCGTATAAAAATTGATTATTAAGCATTTTTATTTTATCATTATTTTGCATGTTACTAGGAAGAGCATCATAAAAATTCTTAACATAATTATTATATATATCTACATTTCTTTCTGCATCAGATAAATATTTTAACGTACTCTACTCTACTTTATAAAAATAAAATGCTGGTAACAAGCCTATATCTTTAGTTTGAAAATTATAAGGAGTTACAGTGACTTCTTTCCAATAGCTTAATAATTCACCTTGATAATATCCAGCTTCTATTGGAGTCGATTCTATAGTAGAAGAAGATTTTGGAACTAATGAAGGAGATAAACGATAAGGATAAGCCTTATACATTAGCAAATAATTATCAGGATTAATAATAATACCATCATTTCCAAGTGCTTCTGTAGGTCTACATATTAATATAGGAGCATTAATTCTTTTATTAATTAATTCAGAAGCACGGTCTATGAGTTCAATGCTGAGTTTTTTAAGCACAAATGCCTGCTGTTCCGCATTATATTCGATATTAATTTCAGAAGTTACCTATCCAAGACAATAAAAAATTTTGTCTTTCTCTTCTGTGCGAACAGCCATATTTGAAAGTGGAAAATAATATTCATAAGTATTTTCATAATCATTTTCACTAATTGCCCACAAGAAATCTACATAATTGTATATATCAAAAATTATTCCATCACTTTCGCTTCCAGTAGATTTAAAATTAACAATATATTCTTCATCTTTATTTCTATCATATAGGTAAAGACCGGGAAAGTAAGATAAAGAATAGTAATTGTGTTTATAATTAAAAGCTCTAATTTCCGGAATTATACAAATATTACATTTTGGATATGAATCTTTAATGTAAGCAATTCTCTTTTTAATTTCTGCCCAATTCGCACCAATAGCAAAACGAGGATTATTCTCATCAAATTCTATTAAATTATTCTTATCAAAATCATCAAATTTTAAATAGTTCTGATGTTCAGAATTTGGTAAATAAACTGTTTCTACATGTAAATCAGTATATTTTGGTTTCTAAGACGTTGCCGCAGCCGTTAGCCAAAGAAAGAAAACATTTTCCCATAACTGAGCAATTTCATCTAATGCTCCTTTTAATCCATTTTTTAAAGGAGAATCATCTGAAAATAAATAAGCAGAAATTGCAGAGATTGTTTGACCGATTACCCAGAAATTTCTATTAAGGTCTTCTACTTCAACATATCTTAAATATTTAGGCATTAATAGTCTAAGATATTTTGGATAGTTTTCATTTTCTTTATTTGCACTTCTTGTAAATTGGAGTTCCGCATCATTAGCAAGAACACTAATAATTTTATCAATTCCACGAACATATTTGTAAGTTTCTCCATCAATATTATATTGAGGCTTAACCCACGGTCCGCCGGCATTGAATGTAAAACCAGCGTCAGCTCTTCTAACATCTTTCATATAGAAATTTTTAATAGTTCCATCAGTTGGAATTGCTCCATCTTCAAAAACATTATTTGTATCTGGAAGAACTTCATCTGTATTTGTTTTTTCTAAACTTTCTGCTCCTTCTGGGTCAATTTTAGCATAGAAATATGCTAATAATTTATTCATAGATTCGTTCCAAAAATAGTCTTTAATTTCCGGACTTAAACCAGTTTCAGAAGTCAAATCAATAGAATCCTTATTCTATTTAATGTAATTGTTGTAAATATTATCAAATAAATTATAAAAATCAATTTTAGAATCTATATATTTACCAACTGAAAATTGCTCTTCATCACCTGTGCCGCCAACATCTTTTAAATTAGATTGCAAAGTACCATTATGCTATTTCATGTATTTTGCAAACTCCCACCAAAAATCTGGCTGATGTAAGAAGTAATTTTTTAATGAAGCCTAATTAAAATTACTCTTAGTTATTTTCTCACTATTATTCGCAGAAGCGTCTAAAACTCCATCAACTTCACCATCAAGTAAATCATTTAATAATTCCTCTACACTATTATACTCATTCATTCTTTCCACCTCCTTTATCTTCTAATTTAAATCTGTTAGTAATATCTCTTAACGTATCAAATCCATTCATTGCTATATAAGCAACGACAAATCCACCAAAAATTCCAAATACCAGTGCCGGCGCAACGAATCCCATTTCCATGATTGCATAGACCAAACAAACTGTGATTGCCACAATTAAAGTAACAATTTTAGTTGGAACTTTAGGTAAATAGCCTTTAACCAGTTCTACAATTATATTTGTTAGTGCCGATAATGCTCCTAGCACTCCAAGCGTAGTGCCTGCTGTTAAACTAGTCAACATTCAAATCCCTCCTTTTTCTCAGATTTCTAACCTCAAAGTAGAATTAAAGAGGAAACTCTTTAGTTGTTTCCTCTTATCTTTACAATTTCAATTTGAATTCTATCAATTTGTTTACCTTGCAAACCAGCAAAAGTATTGTCATTCGCTCCCACTACCCAAGGATAGTAATCTTGTCCTACCGCCGCTACTCTATATCTTACAGTATAACCCGGTAAGTCTTCAAGTTTAATTTGAACTGCATCTATTTTAACTCCTCCAATTCCGGCATAACCATCAATATGTTTTAAGTCATATTTATTAACCCATTTCATCCAATATGAGCCAAGCTAATGCACTCGATAGATTAATTTACCTTGTGAAGAATAGGCAGCTAAACAAGTAAAGGAATTATTCTTTAAGCCAGCATAGTCCTCTAAATTTTTAACAATTGGAAGCCATTTCCTTTTAGTATAAACCTAATAGAACACATCTACTTCACTTTGCGCCGCAACACCTAATTTTTCATAGGTTGGGTCAACTTCAATTTCCTTCTCGACTTTAGGAGCTTCCTTTAAAGTTTTGGCTGCCGGCGCAACAGTAGGAGAACTGTCTTTTATATTAAGTTTTTCTTTTACTTTATCTTTAAATTCTTGCCAATGAGGCAAAATATAAGCAGGACACATTTTACTTTTATTATATAGTACGTTAAGAGAATCAATAGTTCCTTTCTTTCTATCTCTAATATTAAGCCAATAAGTGTGAGTATAGAGGTGGTCAATATTAAGCTCATATTTGTTAAGTAACCAAGCTGCAAGTTTAATTCCATTTTCTTCTGCTTTCTTACTACTACCAATTATTTCAATTGCAATAGTTTTTCTGTTTCCATCTCCATTACCATCAGCAGCATGCCAGCCACTTAAAGTTAAAGGTAAATTCTACCATGCGCACTCTTCATCTACATAGAAATGAACTCGAACGTCTTTCATATGCCCATTAACTGTCGCTCTTGTATATTGCTCTGCAGGAGTTGTATTACTTGCAACAGTAATCTAATCTGTATTATGAATTGTAACTCCTACGGGTTTCGCCGGCATAGCATAGGACGGCATAGAAATTTTATTTTGATTATGTTTAGTTAAGAAGTATTCTTTAACTATTAATCCATCTATCTTATAAGTTGAATCTGGTAGTAATGGCATTAAGTATTATCTCCTTTCTGTATTAAAAATTCTGCCCATCCTTTTTCATTATTTGTTACATTTCCTGCTCCGCTATCTGCCACAAAAACTAATATCTTTGAGGCGAATCCTGCATTAACATAATCCTTTACCCATTTCTGTCGATTTGCTGGAATTGCACTACTATTTCCTGCACCTATATTCGCAGAAATAACTAAAACTGCGGATGCATCCTGAGCATTTACACTTCCATCTCCATTTATATCAGGCCACTGCAAGAAAAGTAAAGGATTTTTAAAATTAACATAATCATTAAACCCGTCCTCACTCATTTCAACTACACTTGCAATATCTTTATCATCAGTATAAATTAACTTACCAGTTGTAGCATCTTTAATATAGTCACTAATAATTTGAAGGTCATAATCAGTTAAGTTACGTTCTTTATTTAATAAAGAAATAATGAGCTAACTAAATTCTGGTGTTAAATCTTTAATATTTGCTAAGTCGACACTCTCTCTTTCTTCTTTTGATTGAGTCAAATAATTCCTTAGAGTTTCTTCAGTTCCCTTCTCATAAGCCTCATTTATATAGTATTTTAAATAAAAAGCAATATTATAGTCTGCAAAATCAACCACACCATCGCCATTTAAATCTGGGAATAGAAGTTTCTAATTTTCATCATCCCAAAAAATTGTTCTATAGTAATAAGGCTCATCTTCATCTCCATTATAATATGGATTTATATATATACCGTCTGTATCTACTGTTCCATATAAGTTATAAGAACTGATAACGTCATCAAGTTTATCTTGCAATGCTTTAATCTAATTTTCTAAATTAATTAAAGCAGTTAAATTATTTGTTAAAGAATTAATTAATTTTGATAACTATTCAAGGTCTCTTGCGCCGGCGAGCAATTCCAACGCATTCTATACATTCTTTTCTCTATCAGTCCAATTAAAATTATCACCAAGGTCGTCAATCATAATGTTTCTTGCATGATGTTTACAACCACAATCTCTATTCATCTTATATCTCCTCCTTAGTAAGAAAGGGATAGAGCTAAACCCTATCCCATTATGGTAAATTGTACTTCGTAAAATAACTTGATGGGTTAGTTATTTGAGCCAGAAACGAATTACAATTTTTTCTCTAAAATTTCTAAAATCCTATCTATTTTCTTATCCTACTATTCCAAATGTTCATGGATTTTATTTAGAATTACATCAGATTCCTTTCCTAATTTATCAACAATTTCTTGCTTATCACTTTGTGTTAGATTTTCCTATAAGTTCATTATTCCAAGTACAAAGTCAGCAATATTAATTAAATTGAGAAAATTGTTGTTCTCGTTCATTTAAACCAGAACCGCAAATTCATTAAAAATTTCCTTTACATTATCAACGTCCTCTAATTCATCAACTACAACAGTAATTGTTTCGCCGGCACGCATATACGTATTAAGAATCCCAATAAGAGATTTTCCATTTATAACATTTTCATTATGGACTATGCGTACAGCAGAGTGGAGAGACTTTAAATTCCAAGCAAGCATTGTAGCTCTTCTTGATACAATATCTCTCTATAACTTATATGTTATATTCATCTTAATCATCTCCCTTATTTCTCTATTATTTTAACATATTTTTATTATAAAGTCAATTTAGCCAGTTTTACTTTAAATAAGGATTTAAGCCTTGTAGGTTGCGCTCCAGCTTCGCTGGGCGCGTGATTGTGTCAATTTCGCGCTTCGCGCTCCATTGACGCAATCACTCCTTTTTTTAAGAAAATAGTTTAATTGACTATTTATTAATTTTATGATATTATATTATATAAGGAGGTTGATAATAATGATAGATACAGAATAGAAGATTCAAATGTTTAATATGGATATGGAATATCCTGTTAAAAACTTCTCATTAGAAGCCTATACAAATTATTTAGTAAATCAGAAAATGAATGAGTTTGTTAAATAGTTTGAAAATAGTGCAAATAAAATTTTTGTTCTTGATTATAAAGATGATTTAATTAGTTTAATTTGTTATCGAATGTTAAAAAATTTACAACAAGTCTGTCCTTTTAAATTTTAGCTTGTCCTTTATGGAAAAGTCAAATATACAAAGAAAGACATTGTAAAAAAAGAGAAAAAAATTTTTTCTTTCAGATTAAAAAAACTTATTAAAAGTAATAATACTATTATAATATAGCCTTTTAATCCTCTATATGAAGTAGCAAAAACAGGCATTGAGTTTAAAGAATTTGATTGCCCGATATGGAGACCTTTAAAAAAATTCACACCAGATTAGTTAAGATAGGTGCAAATTTTCTATTAGTTAGGTTATTATCCAAAAGATAAAATTCAATTAGACAAGAATCCAGTGATTCAACAATTTAACCGTTTCTGTAACAGAGACAAATGTTTAATTGACTTTTCAAAAAAAGAATATTAGAATAATATTGCACTTGTAAAATTAACAGGCGAAATTGAAGAAGATACGATAATCCTGAATGCAGTAGAAGATTTTGATGGGTTAATCTTCTATTTTTACACAGACAAGTATCCTCAAATTCTTGATAGCGAATTTTCATTCTATTTAAAGAATAAGGCGAATATTCCTGATGAAAGCAATATTAACAATTGTGATATGCCGATTGCTATATTAAGGTCACATGATATTTAGCCAATATACTTTGGAGAATGGAGTTCTACCGAAAAACTTAAATATAAGTAAGGAGAGATTTCAATGAAAGTATTTATTGTAAATGGACAAGGCGGCGTAGGTAAAGACACATTTGAAAGACTCGTTCAAGAGGTTTGTACGATGAGATATATTCGTTTTACAAAAATGTCAATGATTGATATGATAAAGGATATAGCTACTTCAATTGGTTGGGACGGCAGTAAAGATATGAGAGATAGACTTTTCTTAAGTCGTCTTAAGGACTTACTTGCTGAATATAATGATAGTCCTTATCAGGTTATAAAGTCCAGAATCTTAATGGAACAGGAAGCTGGGACTAAAGTCCTTTTTATTGATGCAAGAGAACGTTCAGATATTGAACGATTAGTAAAAGATTTTAATGCAACTACTATTCTTGTAAAACGTGGCGAACCGATAAGATATGGTAATCATGCAGATGATAATGTGTTTAATTATAACTACGATATTATAGTGGATAATATTGATACAATTGAAGATTTAAAAGAAAAAGCAGTTATTTTTACGAATAAGTATATTATGGAGTGATTATATGAGAAATTTTATGGTAGTTGACGTTGAAGCGGACATTTACGAACAAGCACCTTATAACATTGGTATTGTAATTGGTAATTAGGATAATGTAATTGAAACTAAAAATATTATAATGACAAATCATATAAAAGAAAATAGGAGTGCAAGATATGCTCCTGAAAATTTATCATACTTTAATTTAAATAAAGATGAATTTCTTTGTTATGATACTGATGAGGATTTTACCTATGACTTTTATAAAATGGTATAGGAATATGATATTAAGGAATTATATGCTTATAATGTAAAGTTTGATTGGCGAAAACTCAGCAAGATAATGCCAGAAGAAGAACTTAAAAAAATTTTAACTCCGTGTGATATAATGACAGCGGCGTTTTTTGAAATTATGGATACGCCGGAATATGTTGAGTTCTGTAAATAGAATGATTATAAAACAGAAAAGGGCTACCCCAGTGCAACTTTTGAAACAGTTTATCAGTTCTATACTGGAAATAAAGGATATAATGAAGTTCATATGGGATTAGCAGATGCATTGGACGAATATGACTTGTTGCGCCGGCTTGGGGTAAAATCCAAGAAAGGTTGGAAACCAATTCAGCCGTGGCGGCGCATGAAAAAGATTTAAAGGAGATTAGATGATGGTAGAATATTATACTGATGGCGCAGCGACTATGCGTGTGGTAAATGGAGAATATATAAGAGATAATGGCGGATGTGCGTATGTTAAGTTAATTGACGGAATAGTTGTTAATCAATGGTCTTACGGAGAGAAAGAATCTACAAACAATCGCATGGAGTTAATGGCTATTCTTGAAGCACTAAAAGATTTCACAAAAACGGGTTCAACTTTTGATGCTTGTGTTATCTATACTGATAGTGCCTATAGTCTTAATACCTTAACTCAATGGGCTAAGAAATGGAGAGCAAATGGTTGGAAGAAAAAAGGCGGCGAAATCAAGAACTTAGAAATTATTAAGGAAGCCATGAGCATTCTTGATGAGTATGAGGATTGCGTTAGTTTTGTTAAAGTTAAAGGTCATTCTGGTAATCAATATAATGAAATTGTTGATAGACTTGCAGTAAAAGCAAAGGAGAGTGTGCAATGAGAGGTTATATCGGAGAAAAAGATTTTATTGAACTTCCGGCAGAGAAATATTGGAGTTTCCCGAAATCTTATAAAGGAGATTCAAAAAAGGAAACTAAAAACTTTATCACTTCCGGCACCTATCTGGGTGCAGAGAAAAAGGACGGACATTATTCTCGTTTAATTAAAGATATGGACGGCAATATTATTATGCAGGGTAGGACTAAGTCCGTGAATGGAGAGTATTTGGATAAGCATGAGTGGGTTCCTCAGCTTAATACTTTCTTTGACTGGTTGCCTGCCGGCACAGTATTATTAGGAGAACTTTATTTTCCCGAAAAAAGAGGAAGTAGAAACGTAACTACAATTCTTGGTTGTTTAAAAGAAAAAGCGGTTCAACGTCAAGAAAAAGGTTCACCCTTACATTACTATATTTTTGACATGTGGGCATTAGGCGGCGAAACCTATCTTGATAAGACAATGGAGAAGAGAGTTAAGGCATTAAACTCTCTTTATGAAAGTTGGCTTAATGTAGAAAAATCCTCAAATGACCTTGCGCCGGCTTGTGTAGAATTTGCAGAATATTTAAAAGGCGATGAGCTTTGGGAAGAATTAAGAAAAATTCTTGATGCTGGCGGAGAAGGAATTGTTATTACAAGACAAGATAGTAAGCCTGAACCCGGAAAGAGAACTGCAAGAAAAACTTTAAAAGTAAAAATGGAAATTGAGCAAACAATTGATGCTTTTCTTGATGGTGATTATAAATTTCCTACTCGTCTCTATTCTGGTAAGGAAATTGAGAATTGGAACTACTGGGAGAATATTAAAACCGGAGAGAAGTCAAGTGACAACCATTATCAAGAATATGTCGCCGGCGCACCGTGGGAGCCTGTAACAAAACCTTATTTTAATGGTTGGGCAAGTGCAGTATCTTTCTCTGTAATGAAAGATGGAAAACCTTATCATATTGGTTGGATTTCTGGTATTACAGACGAATTAAAGAAAGATATTATTGATTCCGAAAAAAGAAAAACCTTAATTGGTAAAGTAGCGGAATTAACCGCAATGGAAATTGAAAAGACCAATGGTATTTATACTTTACGTCATGGGAAAATTGCCAAATGGCGTTCAGACAAAAGCAAAGAAGATTGTGAGTTTTCTCAAATTGCTTAACCAACTACTTAGAAATTTCTTTTTAAAATTCTACTTAACTTAAAGAAAAGGAGGCTTAGGTCTCCTTTAATTTTATTTAAGAGGTGAATTTTATGAAAGAACGCTTTTTAACTCCCATTAAAGTTGACGAACCGCCACGTCATACTCAAATTCACCCTCGTTGTTTCACTTGTAAGAAATTTCCAGTTTGTAGAATTAGAGAGGACTATCTAAAAACCGCAGAATTAATGTAGCGTGTACTTGGCGACCCACAAGAAGATAGAGCCTTAGGATGCTTTGACCCTGAAAGTTCCTGCGGCGCACTTCCCGGCTATTGTGGTTACACCTTTAGATACCCTGAAACCATTTTCTTAAAAGAGATTTCTACAAGTACCGCAGGTGTGGATGGTCAATTTATTGATGCAAGATGGAGAAATTTGGATATTATTCAATTTATTTATAATGTTAATGGATACTATGTTCTTTTTACAGCTCTATGGAATCAATAGAGAAAATTTTATGACATCAGAGAAGGTAGAGAACTTTACTATGGTGTTCCAATTTTAATGAGTGATTTCTCTAAGAAAGAGATTGCAAATAACCTTAAAACATGGAGATAGGAGTCTAAAGACGAAATTGAAGCAAATAAGAAAATGGATATTATTAATACTACTTTCTTTAGTGCTAGACTTGAATGTGAGTTCTATGAACATGAAAGAGGTTTAACAGAAGAAGAAGGAATTAGAAGAATTATCGCTCAATATCCTCATGGAGTGCCTTGTAAAGATGGCTCTTATTATCATCTCGCTACTTATCATATTGAACCTAATAAAGTTCCAATGTATCACCCTGAAAATGGTAAGGTAGCCTTTGCTCCAATGCCCTATCCAGTTTTTGTTCCTAAACCTTGCAAACCTGAACCAAAGCCGCCGAGACGTAGAGGCGACATTTATGATGACTGTTGCAAATAAACCTTCTAAAGGCGAATAGAAACTTATTAACTTATTTAAGAGGGGCGGCATATAGTATTGTAGGGAAGTTAGTTTTGAGGATTTAAAAGGAAAGAGAAAATCTTTGCTACGTTATGATTTTGGATTATTTAAAAATGGGAAATTGATATGCTTGGTAGAATTTGATGGAAGATAGCATTATGAATATGTTCCATACTTTCATAAAACTTACTCTGGATTTTTAAAGTCAAAAGAACGAGATAGATAGAAAAACAAATATTGTTTAATGCATGGGATTACTTTAATTAGAGTTCCATACTGGGATTTAGAAGATTTAACTTTAAAAAAAGTTTTGTCTGAGCCTTCTTATCGAGTTCAAAGTAAATATCATAATGATAATCTTATAGAACGTGGGGTGAAAAAATGAGTTGGGCAATCTTATGGGAAATTTTTCAAGGTATAGGTAGTGCAATTGGTATTCTTATAACTTTAGGAACTTTTGTTACAATTATTACGAAAAAACCAAAAGAATTTTTCAAAAAGATGTTGCGTGAAGAATGCGCCGCCGCCACTTAGGATATGGACGAAAGACTAAGTAATGGACAAGCACAAATTATGAAACGTCTTGATGAGAGTGATAAAACTGATATAGTAACTTTACGTCACGATATTACAGACATTTATTATAAATATAAGGATACTAAAATCTTACCAGCATATATTAAACAAAGTCTTCTTGATATGTATGAGAGATATTAGGTACTTGGCGGTAATTCCTATGTCCATACAATTGTAGAAGAAATGAAAATGTGGGATGTTGATTAAGAAGTCAAGATTTAATATCTTGACTTTCTTTTTCACTTTTGATATAATTTAAGAAAAATAAAAGGAGGAGATAAGATGGAAGTTATTAAGAATGGTGTGGCAACTCTTTATGATAGAAATAAAATTAGAAATGCAATAATTCAAGCCTATAATCAAATTTCTTATCCTAATTTTGACGAAATTGATATAATTGTAGATGAGATTGAAGATTTAATTTGGGTACTTGCAGTTGATGACCAAATTGAAGTTAGTAAAATTGAAAATTTGGTAATGAGTGTTCTTTATCGTGCAGCGCCGCAAGCCGCAAGAGAATATAGTTCTTATAAGATTCATAAGGAAGAAATCGCAAAAAATCCTTCTGAAATTGATAAAGTTCTGTATGTAAGTCCAGAAATTGACCAAGAAAATGCAAACAAGAAAGCTGTTCTCACCCACATTAAAAACGCTTATCTTGCAGAAATTCCTAGTAGAGAAGAATTTAGGAAAATGTTCCCACAAGCGTGTATTGAAGCTCATGACAGAGGCGTAGTTTATGCACATGACGCAGGTTATTCAATTAGACCTATGCATAATTGTGAATTACTTGACCTTGATTATTTATTACAACACGGTTGTAAAATTAATAATACTTGGGTTGATAAACCTCATAGTTTCAGAGTGGCTTGTACAGTAGCAACTCAAATTCTTACTCATGTAACAAGTAATACCTATGGAGGTTGTACAATTAACTTACTTGCTCTTGCTAAATTTGTTG